AAGCTGTTCATCCTGGTGGTCGCCATCGTGGCCCTCGTGGCGGCGGTCGCCTTGTCGGTCGGCGCCTATCGGTGCGAGAGCGGGGGCGGCCACTACGTGCGTGGACTTCTCTGGTACGAGTGCATAACTCCGTGAGCCCCACGCGCCGCGCCCTTTTCGCCCGCGTCTCCCGCGAGACCGCGCTGCTGACGCCCGACATCGCCCGCGCCATCTTGCGCGCCTTCGGCCTCCTCGCCGCCGAGCTCTCGGAGACCCAACTCGCCGAGGCCATCGCCAGCGGCAGCGTCGAGCGCCTCTTGACGGCGCTCCTGGCGCCCGAGGTCACGGCGCGCGCCTTCTACCCCGTGCGCGAGGCCATCCGGCGCAGCGTAGGGCGGGAGACGCGCCTCTTTCGGCGCGACCTGCCGCGGCGCGCGCGAGTGGCCGTCGGCACCGTCGGCATCGGCTTCGATGTCTTGAACCCCCGCGTCATCGATGCCATCCGCCGCCTCGAAACGCGGGTTATCACGGCGCTCGAGGAGGGTGTGCGCGGCGCCGTGCGTGCGCACGTCGAGGCGGGGCTCGCCGCGGGCCAGGGGCCGCGGACGATCGCGCGCGGGATACGCGGCGTGCTGAGGTTGTCTGAGGGCCAGGTCACCATCATCCAGAACCTTCGCCGCGAGCTGGAGGGCGGGCGGTTCGCCACCGCCGCCCGGCGGGCCTTGCTCGACAAACGTTTCAACCTCACCAATCTCGGCACGCTTCCCGCGGCGGATCGCGCCGCCCGTATCGATCGCATCGTAAAGGCGTACCGCGAGAGTTTCGTGGCCCACAACGCCGAGACCATCGCGCGCACCGCGGCGCTCGACAGCGCGCGCCTGGGGCAGACGCTCTCTTGGCAGGACGCCATCGACAAGGGCTACGTCGACGGCGCCAACCTCGTCAAGCAGTGGGTGCAGATCGACCGCCCGACGAAGCGCGAGGAGCACGTTCCGATGCACGGCGAGGTCGTGCCCTTCGACCAGCCGTACTCGAACGGGCAGATGATTCCCGGCGAGGGCGACTACAACTGCGGCTGCCAGAGCTACGTCTTCGTGGCCACCGGCCCGCGGGCCACGGCGATGGCGTGAGCCCGGAAACGGGGGCTTGCACAACGTCTACAGCGCCGCATAAAGTGGCTCCTGTGGGTTGGGACGCACGCACTCAACCGTGAGGACGCCGATGCCCGACAAGCTGGCCCTGGTAGTGGAGAAGATCGACGCCGTACCCGAGGCGCTGCGCGGCGCCTACGTGGAGGACGGCGGCAAGTTCCGGCTCAACGCCGACGTGGAGGATACGAGCGGGCTCAAGGCCAAGAACGCCGAGCTCCTCGGCAAGCTCAAGACGGCCCAGGACCGCACCAAAGTGCTCGGCGACCGCACGGCCGAGGAGATACAGGCCGACTTGGACCTGGCGGCCAAGACCCGCGAGGCGAAGGCCAAGGCCGAGGGCGACTTCGAGGCGCTCAAGTCGCAGCTCATCGCCACGACGACGGCCGAGAAGGAGAAGTTGGTCGGCCGGACCAGGAAGGTGGAGGGTAAGCTCTACGACGTGATGGCGCGGCGCGAGGCGGAGACGGCACTCACGGAGGCCGGCGGCAACGCCAAGGTGATGCTGCCGCACGTCCTGCCGTTCATCAAGATCGTCGAGCACGACGACGACTTCACCGCGCAGGTGGTGGACGCCAAGGGCACGCCACGCATCGCGGACGGCCAGGCGACGCCGATGACGATCGCGCAACTGGTGGCCGAGTTCGCCGCCAACCCCGTCTTCGGCGACAACTTCAGGGCCAGCGACGTGGCGGGCAGCGGGGCGAGGACCGAGAGCGGCGCACGCACGGGCGGCGGCATCGTCGTCATCCCCAAGGACGCCACGGTGGCCGAGTACCGGGCCAAGAAGGCGGACGCAGAGAAGCGTGGGGTCGGCTACAAGGTGGCCGAGTAGGACGGTAGGGCGCCGCGCGCTAGGCGGCGGCGCAAGGCAGTAAGACAACCGAACGGCACCATCACACGCTGCGGCTAGGCCGTAGCACCGACGTACTCAAGGAGCGCGTCGCGGTGAAGCAGCAACTCACTGCGGCGCACTCTTTTTCGTCTGTCCGAGTGCCCGCTCAACCGGCTCTGAGAGGGCACGACGATGGCTACGAACACCCTCGGCAACTACAACGAGACCTTCTTCGCCCAAGAGGCCCTGATCCAGCTCGAGAAGGTCCTCGGGATGGCGGGGCGCGTCTACCGCGACTACACGACCAGCCCGACCACGAAGGGCGACACCATCCAGGTGCGGCGTCCGGCGAGCTTCACGGCCGCCGATGCGCCGGCCGCGGCGATGGACCTGACGACCGAGTCGGTCGCCGTCAAGGTGGACAAGTGGAAGGAGGTCAAGTTCGCGCTGACGGACAAGGACCTCAGCCTCACGAGCGACCGCATCATCAGCGACCACGTCCGCCCGGCGGCCGTCGCTTTGGCCGACCAGATCGACCAGGACGTGGCGGCGCTCTACAAGGACATCCCCTGGTACACCACCCTGAGCGCCACGCCGGCCCTCAGCGACCTGTCGGCCATCCGCAAGGTGATGTTCGACAACAAGGTCCCGCTCAACGACGGGATGCTGCACTTCATGATCGGCGGCGCGACTGAGGTCGCCTTCCTGAATGCGATGGCCGCCAGCGGCTTCGTGGCGGGCATCCAGGACACGTCGCTGCGGCAGGCGTCGATGGGCCGGATCTTCGGTTACGACGTCTGGGCGAACCAGAACGCGCCCTCACACACGCCCGGCATCATGGCCGACGCGACGGGTGCCGTGGTCGGCGTCACCGCCCTCGGGGCCAGCGTCCTCAACGTCAACGGCCTCACCGTCGGCGGCACCACGGCCATCGGCGACACCTTCAGCATCGCGGGTGACACGCAGCGCTACGTCTGCACCGCGGTCGAGACGGTGGCCGGTGGCGGCGACATCGCCGCCCTGAACTTCGCCCCGGCACTCAAGAAGGCCACGGTCGGCGCCGAGGTCCTCACCTTCCACGGCGGCGCGCTCGCGGCTACGGCCAAGACGCAGAACATCGCCTTCCACCGCAACGCCTTCTGCCTCGCCACGGCGCCGCTCTCGACGATCGGCAACCAGCTCGGCGCGCGGATCGCCACGGTGGCCGACCCCATCACCGGGATCGCCCTGCGCTCGCGGATGTTCTACGTCGGCAACTCGTCCGAGGTCAACGTCGCGCTCGACGTGCTCTACGGCGTCAAGACGTTGGACTGCAACCTCGCCGTGCGCGGCTACCAGAACTAGGCCCTTTCGGCTCACGGGGGCGGGCGCTTGCCCGCCCCCTACAGCCCCAACGGTGAGCGGAAAGGAAAGAGAAGATGGCAACGACTGACACCAAGGTCCTGTTCGCCCGAGGGGCCTTCGACATCAACCCCCAACTCTCGGACGGCCTCTATGTGCGCGTCGGGGGCGGGACACTCCTCACGGGTAGCGGTAACGGCTACCAGGGCATCCAGGGCGCCCACCTGCTGCTGACGGCCAGCACCACGAACTACATCGAGGTCAGCGCCGTCGGAGTGGTGAGCGCCAACGTGACGGGCTTCACGCCCGGCTCGACGCCGCTCTACGAGATCAAGATGGGCGCCAGCACCATCGAGACCTGCAACGACTGGCGCAACGCCGACGTGGCCCTGGGCGGTACGGCGGTGGCCATCCGCAACGAGACGGGCGGCACGCTGGCCGCCAACGAGCTCATCTACATCAGCGGCTGGAACGAGACCTATGCGCTGCCGCTCGTGAGCAAGGCGGACGCCGACGTCTCGGGCGCTCAGGCGCAGTTCGTCATGCGCAACGCCCTGGCGACCAACTCGAACGGCATGGCGTTCACGGCGTTCCGCACGGCCGCCAACCTCAACACCCTCGCCGCTGGCGCGGTCGGCGACCCCGTCTACCTCGACGCCACCACGGCCGGCGGCTGGACGCTGGTCGCGCCGATCACGGCGACGGGCATCGTGCAGGTCGTCGGCCGCGTGGCCGTCGACAGCGCCACGGTGGGCGTCATCGAGTTCGACCTGCGCGACTTCCCCACGGTCGGGACGAACGACATCCAGCCCGACGCCATCACCAGCGCCAAGGTCGCCGACGACCAGATCGACAGCGAGCACTATGTGGCGCTCTCGATCGACACGGAGCACCTCGCGGCCAATGTGGTCACGGCCCAGAAGATCGTCCCCGCGGCCTTCGGCCTCGCGGGCGTGGCGCCCGTGGCCGTGGCGCACGACGCCGTCAGCCCGTTCGAGATCCTGGCGGCCGATGGGGCCAACGACCGTGTCGCCCTGGTGGCCGTCAACGCCACGGAGGCTGCGGCCGGCGCGCCCGACATCGACATCGGCACGGCGACCGTCATCAACTCGGTCGTGGACGACTTCGGGGCCGGCGTCTGGGCCCTCAACGACCGGGTGGTCAACATCATCCGCATCCCGGCTGGCGCCAACGTCCGGGCCACCATCACGGCGGCCGGTACGGCCGGCGTCCTCGACGTCTACGTTCACGTCCTGACCTACATCGCCGCGACGGCCAACATCGCCGACAACGCGGTAACCAACGCCAAGATGCTGGCCCTGGGCGCCACGCGCGCCTTCGGTGCCCGCGACCTCGGCCGCACTTGCGCCGGCTACTTCGAGCTCACCGGCGCGGTGGCCGACACGCAGACCGTGGTCATCAACGGCCGCACGTACGAGTACGATACCAACGCGGCCATCACGGGCGACATCCTCGTCGACGTGACGGGCGACCAGACGGCCGACGCCGCCATCACGGCCCTCGTGGCCGCAATCAACGCCGACGCCACGCGCACCGTGAACGCCGTCGCGTGGGTGGGCAACACCGATGTGTCGGCCGGCTGCTCCTTCATCGGCATCGCCGTCAACGGCACCAACGTCACCCTCGTCGAGACGTGCGCCAACGGCGCCGTCGGCGGCACCCCCGCCGTCGGGGCCCGGAACATCGGCGACCGCGACGTCTTCTGGGGCACCTACGCCGTCACGGCGGCCGATGTCACCACCTGGGCGTTGGCGGCCGGCAACAGCGTGCCGATCGCGGGTGTCCCGACCACGGTGGCGCCGCTCCTCGTCGGCCTCGAGTGCTTCACCGCGGCCGGCGTCGTCAAGAGCATGGCCACGGTGGCCTTCACCTGGGTGCAGGCCAACGCCCAGTACTTCGTGCTCACCGTGGACGATCCGGGTGCGGTCCTCGCCGCCACCGACGTCATCAACTTCTACGCCATCGAGTAGGGGGCGCGAGACATGGCACTTCCCGGACAACTCATCACATCGCAACTCGGCCCCAGCGCGGTTACGGAGCCCAAGCTCGGCCTCACGCGCGAGCAGTTCTGGCCCGGCGGCACCGGGGCCTCGCTCCAGGCCATGATAACGGCCATCACGGACGCCACGGCGGCCGCTCCCTACACCATCCACATCCCGCCGGGCACTTGGGACCCGGGTGTGCTGCTCCTCAAGCCCTTCGTGAACCTCAAGGGCGCGGGCGGGGGCGGGCGGGTCACCATCTTCGCGGGCACCGGCGCGTCCTCGGTCGGCCTCCTGGACGCGGCGATCGCGGGCGGGCAGTACGCGCGCATTCGCCTCGACGGGATCCGCTTCGAGACCTGCCCGGTCAGCCTCATCTGCACCACCACGGGCAAGCGGCTCTCCGCGGTCATCGACGACTGCCCGATGAACGGCAACACGCCGCTCGTCGTGACGGGCGAGGCGTACGGCGCCGCGGCCACGATGGTGCAGCTCGAGCTCCGCGGCCTCAACCTCGACCGGAACGCGGCGCCGCAGATGTTCACGTTCGCGCGCGTCAGTTTCTGGCAGTGCCAGCTGATGGGAATGTACTTCACCGATAGCGACGCCTACTTCTTCGCCTGCGACTTCACGGCGGGCTGCAACTTCGTCACCGCGGGCGTGGCGGGCGGGTGGTTCGAGTTCCAGGGTTGCAAGATCGACCGGATGCTGCCGAACGATCCGACGTCCGAGAGCGTGCTCTTCACGGCGTTCACGGGCGGCAACGAGAACGTGCAGGTCCACGGCAACTTCTGCGGTGCGACGGCGCCGGGCACCATCGGCGGGTTCATCCACATGCAGCCGGGCGCGATCTACTTCTGCTCGGCCGATGACAACCTGTACGTCAAGACCGGCCTCGTCGGCGTCAACACTTGGGTCGACCTGACCGTGTAACGAGTTCACCGGGCGGGGGCGGCGCGTTGCCGCCCCCGCCCCCACGGGGGCACGCACCGATGGCAACCGTTCGGATGTGGATAGAGAAGTTCCAGCGGGAGGTCCTCATAGACGAGGATCATCCGCTCGCCCTAGCACAGCGCGCGAAGACGGCCCCGGGCGAGTCGCAACCGGCCGAGACACATGAGGCCACAGCGCCACCGGCGCCCGTGCCGCCCGCCCGGGGTCCCCGCGTCCGCGTACCGCGCGGCGCGGGCAAGAAGCGCCGCGGTCGCCCGCCCAAGGCGAAGGCGGCGCCGGAGAGCGCGCCGCCGACTGCGGAGCCGGAGGGCTAAGTGGCCCTCACCATTGTCGCCACCGTCGGCGCCTCGGACGCCAACAGCTTCAACACCGAGACCGAGCAGATCGCCTACATGGCGACCCGGCTCAACCCCTCGGGGTGGACGACCTTCACGGGCGCCGCCTGCACGGAGAGCGAGAAGGCGGCGATGATCGAGGCAACGCGCGAGTTCGGCGCCATCAACGCCTGGCTCGGCTACCGCGTCACCACCACCCAGGCCCTGGCCTTTCCGCGCGACCTGGTGGTGAACCCCGACGACCCGACGCCGGGCACCTACTACCTCACCACCGTCATCCCGCAGCGCGTCAAGGACGCCGCCTGTGAGTTGGCGTTCCAGTTCCTCAAGGCGGGCACCGCGGATGTGGCGGCGGCCAGCGAGACGGCGGGCATCATCGAGGAGACCGTCGGCCCGCTCACGACGCGCTGGGCCAGCCCCTCGGAGCAGACGCAGGGCCTGATGCGCTACCCGCGCGTCTGGACGCTCATCGCCCCGCTCCTTAGCACGAGCGCGGGACAGGTGCGGCTGGTGAGGTAGTATGACCATCTACGCCCGCCAGATCGCCACCGCCCTGCGGATGATCCGCGCCAAGGGCGTTGCGGTGGCGTTCACGTACACCACGCCGGGCATCTACTCGCCGACCACGGACACCTACACGGGCGCCGCGACGATCACGGTGGCGGGCTACGCCGTGCGCGTCGAGGGCGAGCCGCAGAAGTACCGGGCGCTCGACCTCGTGGAGTCGCAGGCCCCGACGCTGCTCTTTGCGCCCACGACGACGGGCACGTTGCCGGAGCAGGGCTACAAGGTGACGTGGTCGGGCAAGGAGTACGTCGTGCGCGACGTCGATCCCGTCTCGCCCGACACGACGAACATCATCGCGCGCGTGGTGGTCGCGCTATGACGCATTCCCTCTCGCCCAACGACGCGCTCGCGATGTATGCCCGCATCACGCTGGACGGCGTTGAGCAAACGGACTGTACCTACGCCTCGGAGCACGCGGGCTACGTGCGGCGCCTCGTGAGGCGCAATGGCCACTTCGTCGCCGAGGGCGACCATCCACTAGAGGAGACCGTGGCCGGGGACGTTGTAATCGACTTCCCGAGGCTGACGCCGGAACAGGTGGAGCGACTGGAGAGTTACCACCAATGAGCTTCACCGAGGACTTGCGCCGCTTCGAGCTTCGCACGCTTACGCGCTCCAACGCCGTCTTCGTCAACACGGCGAGCGCGGTCAAGGCGAGCATCACCGACGGCTCGCCGATCACGGGGGCGCCGGGCCAGCCGGTCGACACGTCGTTCCTCAAGAACTCCTGGATCCTCGACTTCCCCGCGCCGGGCGTGGCGGAGATCACGACGGGCTGCGCCTACGCGCCCGTGATCGAGTACAACGTGCGCGGCGCCAGGTTGCGCTCGGCCGTCGGCGGCTTCCATTCCGTCGCGCTCACCGTCGCCGGATTCCCGCGGCTCGTCGAAGCCGTGAACGCCGCGGTGCCCTGATGCTGAGCCACACCGAGGTGCTGCTCGCCCTGCGCACCCGCCTGCTGACGCTGACGGCCACCGCCACGGGCAACCTCGTGCCCTTCATGTACTGGACCACGATCGGCGATGCGCCCGCCTGGACCATCTTCGGCACCCTCACGCGCACGGCGGCCGCGAGCGTCGTCAACGGCTACCCCGTCGACCGGCTGGTCGATGACGACGCCGGCAACGTGGCGCAGTGCTACCGCACGATGCCCGTCACGACGGCGGGCGATAAGTGCATCACCTTCTTGGTCAAGCGTTTCTCGGTCTACGCCGCCCATCAGGTGGGCATCTTCGACATCACGACGGGCACCTGGCGCCTCAAACTCAACATCGACTTCACG